ATATCTTTACTCCGTTTTTATAAACAACAACTCGATTGTGAATAAAATCAATATCATCGCTGTTTAACAACATACCAATAATCTTTAATGATGTGTTCATATACTCTCCTGAATTTCTAACATTCTGCCTGTTGATGGATTGTATAGCAAATCACCAGCACCGCCCGTGTAACCGCTAAAGCGATTCTTTAAAACCCTAACATGAGTGGTGTTTCTATCGACCATGTCAACAGCCTGTCCATTACGCTCTAGTCCAATCACGATGTCAGATAACTGTGCAATCGATCCTGAACCACGCAACTGAGCCAGCGAAGTGACGGCTCCTTCCTCGTGACCTTTGCTCTCAGGACGCTTTAGGTGCGATACACATAGCAGACTGATACCGGTCTCCTGCACCAGCATCCGTAAACGTGTCATAATCGCATCCAGAGCCTTTCGTTCATCGCCAACATCACCCCCGCTAACAATGATACTAATGTGATCCAAGACCACGTAGCCACAGTTAAGTCCTTTTGCCATGTAACGGACACGATTAACAATGTTATCAAGATTACTACTTCCAAAATGATCAAAAAGATAAAGGCGGTCAGTGCCAAGTGTTCGATTAAATCCATCTTTGAGTTCCTCCTCAGTAACATCCACATCCGGCAGGTGGATTGGTTTGTTCAATGCCAAAGACATCAGCGATCTAGCGGTCTTACGCACACCTTCTTCTAAGAACATCATCCCGATATTGTCCTCGGTCTTAGACAGGATATGCCATACGATCTCACGCAAGAACTGTGATTTGCCTAAGCCTGATCCTGCGGTAATCATAACTAACTCGCCCTTACGAATGCCGTAGGTTAGTTTGTTGATGCCGGTATAAGGATAATCGACTTCTGCTTTGTCAATCGGTTTAGATACGACATCCCATAGCGTAGAGCCTTGAATGATGCCATCAGGTACATACTGCTCTGCTCTCCACCAATCGTCAACGAATTCCTTATCCGCCTTGATCTTGAGATAGTCTGACGCATCTTTGAGTCCGGTTCGCATTTTAACCATTTTGACTTTACCGCCAAATAACTCAGCAACAGACTGCATTGCCTTTTGACCGGCTTCGTCGCTATCAAAGCATAGGACAATATTCTCAAATGAATCGATGTATTCATATTGCGACTTACAGTCCTTCAAAGCAGCCGATGCACCATTACGAATCGATATAACCGGATACTTAGCGCCCATCATCTGAAACGCTGACAGTGCATCTAACTCGCCCTCACAGATCGTTAAGAATCTACCGCCTTTAGGGAAACAGTTTTGACCAAATAAGAGCGTAGAGCTAAACTCACCAGCAATCGAGAATGATTTAGAGCTAATGAGCCTAATCTTAACAGCAGATAGCACACCATCATTATCAAAGTAAGGGTAATAATGCTTGTTAACATCTTGCTTAACCCCGTATTTTAAGCAAACAGCCGAAGAAATACCACGATCACTGATAGCACTAGCAGTAGCATTGTCATAAAATTGCAAGTCCTTATTCATAGGTTTAATTTCTCTTGTTGATATTTCACCAGCCTCATCCACATAAGTGTGGCAGACATGGCAATAAGTGTGTCCATCATCATGTAAAGCATTACCATCCGATGATCCGCACCGATCACATGCGATATGCTTTAGGAATTTACTCTTTGTTAGCATCTTGTTCCTCTTTTGCCTTTCTTACAATGTAGTCTGCCTCTAAGCGCCACATCGCCATGCGTGGATCTTCTTCCCTGTATTCACAGTCCCCGTATGCACGGGTTCCGCTAATGCTATTTGCTTCTTTTATATCGGCAACGATACCTTGTATGCTCATTTCTGCTTACCTTTCTTTGGTATGTTTAATGTTTCTGCGTGGAACTCCATAACTACATGGGATAGTTCTGCTAACTGCTCTGAGTATTGCTTTACTGTATCGTGTACAAACCACATAGAACCGCTAGTTAAATCATTCGGATCAGCCGATGCCACTGTTTCTAACATTGATACAAAGCAATTCATACGGCTTTGAATCAGGTCAATCTTGTTGCTAATATCGTAATAATAATTCTCCATCATTTCTCTCCTATTTAACATCAATCACACCCTGCACCCTAACACGATGCGGGTAATCCTTTTCAATCCAAAAACAACGATAAGTCCCATTCTTAACACTTAACCAAGCCTCATAACGCTGATACTTGCCTGTTGCGTCATAACAATCCTCATGCGTCCATTCCATACGACCAGCAACATAGCCGACCAATACACCAAAACAGAATACAGCGACATACACAAGGTTTTTCATGAATTACGCTTAATCATCCAATCTAAAGCATCATGCAGAATACTAAATCTAGGTGACTGTTCTGTCTTATTCTTCCACTGATAAACCATCTTATCAGCGACATCCCAATTATTCTTATCATGATCCCATATTGCGGATCGTTCATGGTCTGTAATCAATTCCATACCCATCTTATTCATCATTATCCTCCGCTACTGCCCGTTGAACTAATCGATTGACCTTATCAGCAATAGCGACATCCAAATCAGCCATCACTGCCTCATATCCGTAATCACCGATTAAATCGACAAAGTCCATCATTATGAAATGATACCTTGCTTCTTCGTTATGATGCATAAATCCTCCTTGTAATAAATCCGACAATATCACACATTAGTAATAAATACAACGACATAAATACAACAGAATGCTATTGACAAAATCATCATAATATGATACCCTCTCTATATAGTATTACTTCATAGGTGTTTTTAACTATGTATATATCATAAGCATATACTAAGTTGTATAACATCATAGGTCTTTATAATCATCATAGTCTGTATAGTCCCCGTATTCGTCAAAGATTTGATCCATACTAGGCATATCAGCCTCGTGTAGTAAATCCTTACGATCTATTGTCGGTATCAATACATCAAGCCCTGTATAGCAATCTTGGCACATATCCAAATACTTGCCATCTAAGGTCTTTCGTGTTGACTCATAATCATTAAGCATTTTGTCACATATTGTGCAGTGCATCATATCTCCATCAATTCGAGTTGAACATAGGTTAGCATACTAACCCCTTATCTTGCCAAAATAGGCTATGTTTTTAGCCTGATTATGGCGTTTATTTTACTACTAGACTACCTACCCCTTAACTACCTCTCAAAAGCGTCTCTAAAGCCCGTTTAAGAGGTTTTAGAGGCATCCGCAGGATGGATTGTATTAACTACTTACCAATACCATCACAAATATTCCCAAGCATAACATAAAGCCACTCCCATAAGATGATAGACAACATAAGCCAGAATTAGGTAAAAACAAGCCCACCAATATAGTGTTTTCATAATTGCCTTTCTTCGCTAGGTTCTCCGTGTTTTTGGTTAAGTATCTCCATGTAATCGCTATACCATTTATCGAACTCATTAACCCCGTACATTAGGCTAAAATCAGGATCATCTAAGCGCATCGACATAAATTCCATGTAATAGTCAAATTTATCCATTTATTCAATCTCCTCTTGTTTTAATCGTTGTTTATATCCTTTGATTAATTGTTTAGCGTTTTTAATATCATCTGTCAATGGTTCTAACCAATCACCATCGTCGATATACCCGTTAGCGCTTTGAACTAATCTCTCCAATACATCAATAGTATATGCAATTTCTAATTCATCTAATTTCATTATTCAAGCTCCTCTCCGTCAAATTCTCTTAATTGATCACACATATCTTGCACCCCTGATAAACAAGTAGGACATAAAGCAAAATACAGAATGCCTATATAGCCATCTATTCCGCCCTCGCCATCTAAGGTGAAATCACATGAACAGATGTTGCACTTGCTTAGACTATCGTTTTCCATTTCCTTACCCTTTCTGACAATACTATCGGTTTACTCCAATCTGTATCGCCTTGTTTGCGAGGATAAGCAACGATACTCTCTCGTTCATCCTCTAGTGTGAAGTTAATCTCCCAATTCCTAGTAGCCCAAAACCAATCGCCCTGATACTTTATTTCTTCGTCAAACTGATTCCATAGAATGTCAGCGATTCGCTTTAGGTGTTTAATCTTAGCCATAATTAAATCTCCATTTGTGTTAATTCAGATTAGAAAATGAATCTTCATCACCGGCTTTTGATTCATACTTACTGACATCTAAATGATTCAAATCTAAATCTCTTTCAATTAGCGCTAGTTTGCGCCTTTGCTCTGTTATGAACTCTCGCATATCATCGAACTCAAATAAGCCCTCTATCGATTCGCTTAACTCGTTATTGTCTAACAAGTCGCATAAATCAAAATAGACCTCTTGCACTAGCGTTAGCGTGTTTCTAGACATAATTAAACCCCTTTCATAGATAGAAAACAATAACATAAACAGCAGTTAAACAAGTGTAAAGGCATACGCCTGTAAGCAGTAAAGATTTAAGCATTTTCATTATCGCTTTCCCTTTCTTCCTCGTTAATGAGTTCTTGCCATGCGTCC